ATTATACGCGAGCGCCGATAATGTGCTCAATAAACTCGGTATAGGTTCTATTGGGGAAGTTTTAAAAAGTGATGGAACCGTGCCGGTGTGGGGTACGGATATAGGTGGTTCTTCTGGTACCGCAGTATGGTCAGCCACTGGTGTAAATGGAAAAATTCATTATTCTCCCCTGTCGGGGGGTAATGTGGGAATAGGGGTCTCGAATCCACAACATTTATTAGATTTACCTTCGACGGGTACAGTAAATGCTGGATTTTTTATAGGTGATGGTTCAGGACTTTCTAATCTTCCCGCGGGGAGTCAATGGACTGGTACAACGACTCTACATTTCGATGGACCGGTTGGAATAGCAAATACAACACCTTTAACAACACAAACTTTACAGGTTGGGTCAAATGTTTCTATAAATGATACAGGAGCACATAAAGTAGTAGTGACAGGAAACGTTTATATATCAAAAAATTTAAAGGTTATAGACGAAATTCGTACGTTTAAAGTCACTGCAGCAGAATATGAACAGAAAGCTGTTACAGTTGTTTCAGTACAACCGCCTACGGATATCGTGATGAATTAAAATAACTATGAATATAAAACTATAGTATTATAGATGACGTCTACGTTTTCGTATCAGCATATTAATGCTGAGCTAGATAGACCACGACTTCAAGAAAACGCGCGTGACGGCTTTGGGTCGGCTATAGATTCATCGTTCGACGGACGTCATGTTTTCATTTGTGCAACAGGGGATAATACAGTGTCTATTTACGAATATATAAATGATACCTGGAATCTTAAACACCGGATAAATTTCGTAAATCCTTACTCCATTCGATGTAACTGGGACGGGACGCGAGTCATTATAGGATGTCCCGATGCGACGATCGCCGCTTACAGTGGAAAAGTATATATTCTTACAGCGACGGGTGTCGAAACAAATTTGTGGTCAACGTACACCCAAGATACGTTAACTTCTCCAACACAATCTTCAGCATATTTTGGTCGTTCGGTTTCCATAGCTAAAGAACATGGAAATTGTGTAGTCGTAGGGGAACCCTTAAGAGATGAAGTACACGTGTACTATAAATACGCTGGGAGTAGTTGGACAAAAAAAAGGACACTGATCGTACCGACTACTGCGACGCATACCGAATCGGTTGCTATGGACTATATGCAGCGTATTTTAGGTGTTACTGAAAACGCATCTGCCCATTCAGCGACAGAAACGACTGCGCGAACTATGACAAATAACGGTTATGTTTCTGTATCCACGGACATTTATTATATGAATGGTCATAAAAATAATTTTGGTGAATGTGTGGATATTGATCCAAGTGGTTTATTTATTGTCGTAGGTGCACCTGGACAACCGACCCCTCGGGTAGATCCGAGTAATTCATATCAACCATCGGGATATTTATTCGGTCTTCCAACGAAACCACAAGTTTGGGGCTCGGGCTCGGGATCTTATTACGATAGAAGTGCTACCGAATATTTAGATAGTATAGCGTGTACGGGGTATTTCGTGGTGTACGAATCTGTTGCCACGGCTGGTGACCATGGCGGTATAGATTGGCATACATTAAAGCATACAATTCCACCCGCCAATCATGGTCATACGGAAAAGAATTTAGCTAATTTTAAGGGTGTGGGGTATACGGAAGCATGGGATCTTAACGCGACCGGAACTTGGCTCCGAATATCCAACGGTTGTGAAAGAATTGTCGTAGGATCTCCGAGATATTGTGCGATAGGTAAACAAAATTCAAATTGTGTCGGTAAAATAGAAAGTTATGTGTATAATTCAAGTACTGGTGAATGTAATCTCGAGGGTGCATTTACAGGAAACCAGTTAGTCGGACGCTCGGGGTCGTGTTTTGGTATGCGATTTGATTTAGATTATACCGGGAGACGTATAGGTGCAATGTACATGTCTCTCCTGCAAGGTGGTGAAAGTATACCCGCGATACATGTATTTGATTGGAACGGTAACAATTTCTTCGAAACAACACCCGAACAACGCTTTACTGCTATTAATTCGGCTAAATATGGTATAAGTGCTAGTGGCACTCTTGGTGGCGGTGTGCCTGATCCTAATCAATATTATGGGGGTGTTCAGGCCACAAGTGGATCCAATTACCAGGGTTTACCCCCTTTAAATACCGTGTGGGCCGACGGGATTGCCATGACGTCTGGTGGCTTTCTTTTCCATGGACAAGCGGGAATGTCTCCGGATGATATTAATACTTTGTATACCTATAATGCTAATTACCCGAAATATGTTTCTGTATATAAATTCTTGTTAACACAAACCCTTAAGGGTAATACCCTCGTAGGTGGTTACGTCGCGGCGGATAACATTTTTGTGGGTGCAAACGATGGTGCAGGCACGAATAAGGGTTCAAAAAAAATATACTTCGGAGGAACCTACGGAACGGGGGATAATTATTACGCAAAATCGACTATCGAGAACAGGTCGTTCTACTACAATTCACAAGATACAGATGCTCATATGCAGGGGTTTTCAGAAATACTATTAAATAAGGCGATATTAAGACCAAGTGGTTCGGCCCACGGTATTGATCAAATCCGAATAAAGGCGGAGGAATTTCACGTTGATTCATACGTAGAAAGTGATGGGCGGTACATGCAAACACCAATATTAACGACGACACCGTTTGGTCAGATAAAATTAAACCCTGAATTTCTTGTTCCAAATGAATCGACATCGTGTAGCGCGAATGCGTTACTCGATGTTAATGGAGACGTTCTCATTAGAAATCGACTGAATATAGGTGGTAGAGAAGAAAATAACCTCACGGCCGCTGATAAAATACCGTTCCGTATATTTTACGACACACGTAATGACGAAGTTTTTAGACGAAATGTTACCGCTATTAATAATGGAGGGTGGCAGATAGAAAATGGGTATCACATGACATCGAACGTGTGTACAAACATACATAACTTTGGTTTTCCAACACATCGTCATAATAGTCGGGGGGAAGTGAGTGGTTCAGCTTCATATGACCAAAGTGTGAATGGTATTCGATTATCGAACGAGTCTTCGTATATCTATAACGACTATTTTGCAGGTGTATCTGCATGGGACACAACCTTTCACGGTGGTATATATAATTCTCCTTCAGGAAGTTTATCGAATACCATAAATAGGGATTACACTAGAGGACAGTATATTCTATTTTCGTTTTGGTATTATGCGGATTCGTACTTTTGGTCGACCGGTTCTTATAGATGGTTTGTAGAGCGAACTAATCATGTATCGTCGGGATCGGGAAGGTATTGTCGGGTGGGAGCGCGAGTTTATAATGATGTAGTCCACTTCAGAGTTGCTACAGGTGTTAGAAATTTTGATTACCAGGTTTCGCTTACCGCCGTACCTTTGGGGCAATGGAATCATATGTACGTTCGACTCGCGTTCCCCGCGGCCACGAACACGACCTCTATAACTGATTTTTATGTAAACGGTGCAGAACGTCCACAAGCATCCTCGTCAAACGTGTCGGCGTTCCAGGACGCGCTACACGCGTTCGGTGGTCGTTATTGTTTGGGGTCTGCCAGCGGGAGTTCGTTTACGACGGGTGCTATCGGAAATGTCAGTTTTGAAGGGGCAGACTTTTCGGGAAACAATATGCACGGTCGTATGAATATTGTTACGGGGGCGCGCGAAAGTGCGTATTTTCCAACAAAGGAGGATTTCTATAAACACGGTCCACCGAGTCAACGTTTGAATGTTAGAGGAGATATACATTCAACGGGGGTTCTTAATACGATCGGTGTGAGTTGTAGACAGTTAGGTGTAGGAACGCTGGATTATACACCGTTTCCATCGATATGGGGTATTACTTTGAGAGGGAATGTTATAGGGACCAACCACGCGTACCCAAACAGTCTAGTAGATCTCAATGCAATTGTCTCAAATGCTCCTGAATCTAGCACCGGCGGTGCATATCTCATGTCACTCGATGATAAAGCATATGGATCTGCTGTACTTAATATGCAGGTTGGTCATGGTAGTTTTGATCAATTCACGGGCTCGGGAGCAGATGGATTTCAGTTCCGATATGGTACCACGGCTCGAATGCTCACGATTAGGAATCTCGCTGCTCTCCCCGGTGAATCGCCATACTTCGGTAATGCCATACAGATTAGTAATCATAGTTCTTCCCGGGGAAATATAGGAATATCTGCAAGTCCACACTCGGTTTATAGAATGTATATCGCCGGTCAAGTTTACGCGACGTCGGGTGGGGTCCTGTCTTCAGATGATCGTATAAAGTATAACGAACAGACTGTAGATAACTGTTTAAGTATAATCAATAAGCTCACACCATTGAAGTATGAAAAACTTCAAAAAAAACGAGGTAAACACATTGTTAATTTAGGGACATGGATACCAACTGATGATGAATGGACAAATGTAAAAAGTGACTACGATTGGATATATGAATATGGGTTCATAGCTCAGGATGTTAAAAATATTACCGAATTAGAGTTTCTCGTTAGTGGTACTGAAACTAGCGATGAATCCGATATTATAGATAAAGAAACCTATTCTAGAATTTCGAGTGAAGAACGTGAAAAATATATACCTGACGAACATGGTAGTTATGTACATGTCGATAGTGGTGAAACTCAAACACCTCTAGGGTTGAATTATTCAGGAATATTTACTATCGCAGTTGGAGCGATACAGGAGTTGGATAAACAACTGCAAGCAGAAAAACAGGAAACAATAAATTTACAAGAACAAATAATAGTCACGGAACAATCGTACGACGCCTTATTGGAACGCGTTTCGGATTTAGATAAACAACTACAAGCAGAAAAATTAAAAACAACAAATTTACAAGAACGAATATTAGTCATGGAACAAGCGTACTATGCCATGTTAGAACGCGTTTCGGATTTGGAAAATAATTAAAGGATACCTTCGATGAGATCATAAATAATCAAAGTACCGAAACTTTGACTGAAATCGCGAATCTTTCGGATAAAATCTAAGATAATTAAAAAGGACGTTATGTATAAATAATTATAAATCTAACACACAAGATGACTCGTGTGGTACATTTATGATACTTACCTTTTCGCAGAATCCATTGCGGCTAGCGCAATGACACCCACGATAAAGAAGAACACGAGGAAATTACACTCGGTATCTTCATCAGCGATCGGCTCTTCGGGCTCCGGTTTTATTGGAACTCTTTCTATGATGCGAGGTTCATCGGCCACGATTTCCCTCTTTCTGGGAATCGGTACCTCGATAGGGTCGTCGAAATCAATCGGGCTGTAGCCTATCATTTATATAGGTTTATAAATTAATTTCAACCTTCTTCTTTCGCCCTCCTTTCCTGGCCTTTGCTGCAGGTAATTTAACTTCCTTAACATCATCGTCCATATCATCTGCAGCTCTTTCGGAAACAATATCCGAAATGTCGTCATCGTCTTCATCCACCTCGGGTACATATTCCCGTTGGGCGGAAACCATGGGCGTCGTGTTCATAGGGGGGCCGGGCGGCATCATGATATTACCCATCAAGCTCGAAATGTCGAGTCCCGGACCGCGCATCTCGTGGCGCTCACCCGGGGGAGTGGCGGATGTTTGACCAGGGTTAACCATCGTATTCTGAACCGCGCTCATCATGTTCTGCATGAGGTCGGGGTTCTGCTTCATAACATCGTTCACATTGGGCATGACCTGTTTGAACATACTATTGGTAAGATGGAACATCATAGCCGAACCACCGAGCATCATGATTAACTTAATCTCTGGAGCAACGTTCATCTTCGTTCGATATTTGACATACAATTCCTCGAACACTTCATCGTAATCATCCTGGTTCTCCATGAGATTCTCGGACCAACCCTCTAATTGAATTTCAAATGGATTATACTTTTTATTCAAGAACTCGATACCAGTCACACACGCTATGAGCATACGCCTCGAAAACTTGATAGACTTGTCTACATCTATACTATACGTAATACGCTTAACCTCTGTGCGTAAATCATCCACAGCCGAGTACGCGTTGAGTGATTTATTGATATTAAATCCACGCTTCTCGAGTCGTCCGAGTTTATTCAAAAGATCGGACTTTTCTTCATCAATCGTCTTGTATCCAGGTGACGGTTGCTCTTCGTGCTGCTCAGGACCATAATCGAACGCCGCGGGGGCGGCGTTATATGCGTTACCGTTATCATACTCACCGTGATCAATAGGTTCATCCATTTGCGGGGGTGGGGGAGCCGCCTGTTTGGAAGGGTTCGCAAAAGCGTCTACATCGTCTTGAAACATTTCGGCAGGCGGGGCATCTGAACGATGCATTCGCTGAATAGTAGGGGCACTACTCGTATGAGCATTGGGTCTACCAAAATCGAGTTGAATCTCGTCCATCATGGCTTGTTCCCTCTCATCGAGTTTCATGACCGAATCATTTCCTCTGTCGAGGACAATTTCACCGTCCATTACTCTCTATAATGAAACTAATCTATTCTCTTTAACGCACTTTATAAAAAAATATCAGCACATAGTAAAATGAAGCTCGACTCTACCAATCGCGCGACACTCAAGGCCATCGCTATCACCATCGGATTACTTTTCGTAATTGCGCTTCTTTTCAGTGATCGTAAGTCTAGGTACCAGCCTAAGAATATTGATATCGAGGCCGTCTCCCAGGCGTCCCTGATGTCTCTCAAGAGCAGCGTCGACTGCCTCTCCGACAGTGTGTACTCCACGAGTACCGGTGGAGTCTGTGGTGACCAGCAGCTCGTTCGCGATCACGCCAATTACAAGATCGTTGGATAAATATTTTTTTAAATCATCATCGTTTTCTAGTTAAATCGTTACAACGTATTTAAGTAGAAAAATTCTAAGTGTATTATAAATGGCGCTCCTCATAGCCCAATCTCAGCCCGATATTCCCGATTACAATCACGAAATTCATACCGTGATCGTCGACAATATCGGACAATCTAATCAGACAGATTTCACAACTTTTATATCGAATCCATTAGAAAACGTTGTTCAAGCTCGCTTAGTCTCAGCGACGTTAACGACAACAGGCGCCGTCGCACAAAAAGCAATCCATATCGGGATTGAAGAGCTTCGTACACACTTTTCTCAACAAACCCAAGCGGAAATAAATTTCGGCGGCGACGGTGACCCATCCACGGATACGAAGAATCATTTAAACGGTGTTTTCGGTACGATTATTGGTCAACATGTCGCTCTTGGACCTTCTTCCGCTATCCGAGTTTTACTGTTCCGAGACGACTATCCCATCCTTCAATGCTACCACAACCCCATTCGTAATCTCAGTCGTTTAACGTTCAATATCGATCAACATGACGGTACTTCCGCGACTTTAGGGGATTCGGTGTTCGTATTTCGTATTACCTGCCGCAAGAAGAACCTCGCATAGATTTCAGGACGTTGCATATTTGTAATTTAAAAATACTTTTACTATAGTAAGTATGTCTTCTGGAATCGTACAGTTAGTGGCAATTGGTGCACAAGACGAGCATATAATTGGGGAGCCCGAAATATCGTTTTTCACTTCCACATTCAAAAGGCATTCTAACTTTTCACAGTCCGTCGAAAAGCAGACGATACAAGGAGCTGTGAAAGGTAATTCCATGTCATCTATCAAATTCGAAAGAAACGGTGATCTTCTAGGATATACCTATTTCGCGATAGATGATAACACACAGGCGGTAGATCTCCAGGATTGGGGAGATGTGATAGATAAGGTGGAACTTTTAGTGGCCGGACAGGTTATTGACGTTCAAGATTACGATTTTAGTGAGAATATAGCTGTAGATATGTTCGCACAAAATGTGAGTAAAAGTTCTAACGGTGTGCACCCCGGTGCATCTGCTCGCTCATATTTTTACCCTTTACGTTTCTTTTATTGCGAAGGACCTCAATCCGCCATTCCTCTCGTGGCGTTGCAGTACAGTACCGTGGAATTACGCATTTATTGGGGCCCCGAAGCCGGTAATTATAACGTGGATGCTTACGCTAATTATTACTACTTAGATAACGAAGAACGTGGAATAATGGCTTCCCGTGAACATAACATTCTCATAACACAAGTACAAAAAAGTATCCCATCCGGTGAACTTGTTCAAGAGTTGACGTTTAATCATCCGGTTAAATATATGGCTTGCGCCAATACTAACATGGAAAGTACACTGACTTCCATAGATAATAAATTAAAAATTAGCATCAACGGTACCGATATAAGCTCGTGGAAGTGGGCGAAGCCGCATTTCGTGGATGTTCAACATTATTACCACACAAACTTCGTCACATCTCCAGATTGTTTCTTACATTCGTTTTGTTTAAACACGAGTTCCTTACAGCCTTCCGGTTCGCTTAATTTTTCGCGTGTCGAGTCGGTAAAAATTCATAGCGAGTCTAGGAAAATCATAGACCCGATTTATGCAGTAAATTATAACATACTCAGAGTGAATAATGGCTGCGCGGGTCTCATGTATGCAAATTAAAATCAGTAGTAATATTAAATGCCGAAGAACTTGAGTACCGTCGGTGCTGCCACAGAGCTTCGCTTCGGTAAGAATTGTAGAGAAGATCAGCACGATAACTCCGTCGTCATCAACGCGAGTAATGATAAAATTGATGCAACGAAAGCCGGTGGTTTTTACCTCACACCTTTGGAATTATCGACCAATTTCGCGAGCGATGGTACGGATGCGACGACTAATACGTTCGTAGCGTATAATCAAAGTACCAAACAATTATTCAGAACACAGGTTCCCATGAGTATCACGGGTATTTCAAATGCGGGTAGTGGTGCACAGGGTGATTTAAACGTAAACGGTAATCTACACGTGACCGGTAATGTTACATCCATAGGAACTGTCGCTAATATTCATGTTACCAACTCTCAATTTAAGGATGGTCTCATTGAGATTGGAACCAATAACACAGACCTCGCAACATTCGATTTAGGACATATATACAATCGACCCGTGGGAAGCTCAAACGTCGCCGTGTGTTATGATGCTTCCAAAGTGGAACTGATCATCGCGTACACGGATAGTAGTCCTATGGATAATACAAACCAAGTAGATCCCAAGCTTTCTGAGACTGAAACGATGAACGTCCACGTATACGGTAAACTTTTCACAAATTCTAACGTAGGAGTGGCCAACACTGCCCCGATACACTCTCTTTCTGTGAAGGATAAGTGTTTCATCGAGGCGGATGGAAAACATCCTAATGTTTTAGATGTTCGTGGTAATACGACGATTGAAGGTGCCATCATCACGAACACAGGTGGTGTCACTAAAAAGACATACAGTGATAAAAATACGATCGCGAGTGGTCTCGACGCCGCGAGTGCAGCACTCACACTTACATTTACGAACCATCCGTTTTACGCAAAGATTGTAGCACAACTTATAGATAATGCCGATAACGAGGTGAGTACTATGACCATAGATTTAGCGGGTGGCGAACGTGGCGGAGACGGCACTCCCCATGATATAGCACTCGGACCTATTTCCATCTTTGGTAACGCCAGTACGAATCCGTGGAGTTCTACAGTCGCAGTGACACAGACTACTGTGGTACTTACTCCGAGTACCGATTTTACTGTTGCCGCAAATTCTGGTGAAGGAAGTTATTCTATTTTCATCGAATACATTTCACCCGATACCGCAGGCGCGATCACGAGTATTAATAGCACCAACTTTGGATATTAAATATATTCGTAAATTATAGATGTCGGAGACAAACCTTCAGTTATTTCCAGGCGTTTTCAGAAGTACGCAAGGAGGTGCAAATCCTGACTTCTTCTTACATTCATCCGGGCGTGTGGGAATAGGTAACGACGCCCCCGATGATAAACCTTCATGGTCGTCGGACAATGCTGATAGGAATAAGTTAAATGTTACGGGGCATACGCATATAGATGGAAATCTTAACGTCACCGGGCATTTGTACGGAGACGGATCAACTCTGAGTGGAGTCGCAGCTGTTGTAGGCGGTTATTGGGATCTTGATCAATCGAATAACAATATTAAATATGAAGCTGGTAATGTTGGGGTAGGTGGAGTCGCGGGTACTGAAGCGCTTACGGTTTATGGTGATTTAAATTTAAAAAGTGGTGGACAGTTAAAGTTAAACGGTGTAGATGCCGTTTTCAGTAATTGGACATCTCACACTGACGGTATTTATCGTACGACGAATGTCGGAATTGGGGGTGTGCCGTCAGTCACACATAAACTTAAGGTTCATGGAACTGTCGAAGCGTCGTCGTTCAGTGGTATCCAAGCGTCGGACGTCCCAACTCTCGACACTTCCAAGATCAGCGGTCTCGCAAACTCTGCGACAATTACGGCGAGTTCTAGTCGTGGTAACAGTACCATCGTACAGAGACACTCGTCTGGATACATATTTGCAAACTACTTTAACACGGCCCCAAATGACGTCGATTCTGGTGTTACTAAGGTATGTGTCGAAACTGGTAATGATGGTTATATTCGTCACGGTACAGCAGCCGCTATTAACGCCTTCCTCGGCATCGCCGCCAACAGCCTCACTGGTGGTGGCTT